CGTGGTGATCAGCCGCTCGATCAGCACCTGGCCGCCGGCGTCGACGATGACCGTGCTCACGCCGTCGTGCAGGTGCAGGTTGCGCTCGTCGCGCGTGTAGCGGTCGGGGATCGCCGGCGGCAGCAGCCCGGGCAGCACCAGCGTCTGGCGCGGCCGCGCCGGGTCCGGCTCGTAGGCGTCCACGGCGCCGGCCACCGCCGCCCACACGTAGGGCGGCGTCGGGCTCTTGCCCGCGCCCACGATCGTCAGGTGCGGGCTGTTGCGGCTGTCACCCAGCGTGGAGAGCTCGCCGTGCGTGCCGCTCGCCGCCGCGAACGCGTGGCCCTCCTTCTGCACCATCGGCCCGAAACGCTGCGCGAGCAGCGCCTCGATCTTGCCCAGGTTGGCCGCATCGGTGTACGCCGTGACCACCGTGTGGTACTGCTCGTCGCCGATGGCGGTGATCGCCGCCTGCACGTCCGGGTTCGCCGTGCCGCCGCTCATCGCCGCGATCGCCACCGCCAGGCCCTTGGGGGTGCGCTCGCCCACCTGGTAGTTCACGCGCACGTCGATCGCGTTGCCCGCCTCGCCCTTGTGGCGCGCGGTCAGCGTCACCACGCCGGCGGCGGCAGCCGCTGTCACCGGCAGCGTGGTGTCGGCGTTCAGCGCCGCGGCCACCGCGGTGGCCACCGCGGCCACGGTGGCGCCGCTGGCCACCGCCACCTGCACCAGGCGGCCGCCGGCGTACAGCGCCAGGGTGCCGCTCTCGGTGGGGGCGCCGGTGAAGGTGATCGTGCCGCTGGCCTGCACGCCCGCGCCGTTGTCGTCCAGCGCCACGGCCCACGTGTCGGTGTAGCTGTTGGCAGCCTTCAGCGCGGCGAGCATCGCGTGCAGCATCGAGCCGCGGCCGAAGTTCTCCTCGGCCTGCGCGGCGCTGAGCACGCGCGTGGGCACGCCGGCGGCCACGCTGCCGGCGGCCAGGCGCTGCCCGATCACCAGGATGCGGTGCGCGATCGCGGGCAGCCCCTGCGTGGCCCGCGTGTTGTCGAACTCGAGGTACTGCCCCGGCGTGCGGATGTCGATCGGGATGGCGTTGAAGCTGATGGTCATCGAGTGGTCCTCGAGGTGGCCTTCACGGCGGGTTGAACCAGGGTCACGAGCGTCACGTCGCCTTCGAGGAGGCGGCGCTCCCAGTAGGTGCCGGCCACCACCTCCGCGCCGCGCTCGGGCAGCGGCTGGTGCGTGGCGGGGTCCAGCACGCGCCTGCCTGGCGCGGGCTTGAGCGTGTAGGTGAGCGGGTGCGAATCGATCATGTCTGCGGCAGCGTCACGGTGTCGGCCGCGTCGGGCGCGGTGGTGGTGGCCACGCCGTCGAGCCACTTGCGGTGCTCGGCGAAGATGTCGTGCGGCGGCACGTCGTACAGCGCGGCGAAGGTCTCGAACGGCGCGAGCACGTCGTCGCCGGCGACGATGTCCAGCGCCATCGGCAGCGTCAACGCGATCGCGTAGACCGCCAGGCCCTGGCGGTCGATCGAGCCGGTCCACAGGTTGGACACGTCCGTCACGCGCACCGACCCGACGTTCGGCACCAGCAGCCCGTGCAGCCGCGGCAGCAGCACCTCGAGCAGCTCGTAGGCGCCCGCCTGCAGCGCGTCGCCGCGCCGGCGCGCGGTCTCGCCGCTGGCGTGGCCGGTGCCGACGTAGACGATCCAGCGCGAGTCCAGCTCGAGCCCCGTCGCGCCCTGGCGCGGCACGCCGCCGCCGCCGAACGAGACGTACACCCCGGGCACCAGGCGCAGGAAGCGCCGCAGCATGTCGTCGTCCCAGTCCCCGGGCAGGCTCTGCACGCCGCGCACCTTGGTGCCCAGCGCCGTGGTGCACTCGGCGATCAGCGCGTCCTCGACGGCAAGGATCGACATCGCCCTTCTACCCGCCGTAGTCGGCCAGCAGGTCGCGGCTGAAGACGCGGTCCGCGCCCTCGGCCTGCGGCCCGCCGGCCACCACCACCGGTTGCGCGGCGGCGTCCAGGCCCAGCTGCACCTTGCCCTCGGCAATGAGCTTGAGCAGCTTGATCGCGTCCTCGTAGCGCCGCGTCACCTGCTCGGTGGCGCGGTCGTCGTAGAGGCGGTAGCGCGCGATATCGCACGCCGCGCCGAGCACCAAGCGCGGCACGCTGGCCAGCGGCAACGCGTAGCGCGCGGCCAGGTAGCCGTCGATCTCCGCGTCCGCGTCGAGCAGCGCGCGGTCGACGACGGCCGAGTCGATCTCGCCCACCGTGCCCTGGCGATCGGTGAGCTGGATCAGCTCGGTGTCGCCGAAGCGGGTGACCAGGTCGGATTGGGTGGCGTAGGTCACACCTAGACCCTTATCGACCGCGCGCGAGCCTGCGCCTTCGGCACCACCGCCATCCACGGCGTCGCGCCATCGGTAGTCCAGGACAGTTCGGTGCCGTCCCACGAGGCGCCCATGTCGGTCAGCACCCCCGTGTTGCTGACCTTGGCGATGACGTGGTCGCGCCTGATCGCCGCGTAGACCGTGGCCGCGTTCGGCACCAGAAGGCGCGTGTTGGTCTTGGTGCCCTGGCCGGTGAGGATGAACTCGCGCTTGTCGGCTGCGGCGCCGAATGCGCCAACGCCGTAGCCCGAAGTCCAGTTGCCGAGGTTCGTCGACGGCAGCGCCGTGCACTGGTAGTTGGTGGCCACCCCGGTGCTGCTGTTGTAAATGGTCGCCCAGTCGCCGACCGCCACGCCGGTGATGTTCGCGAGTTCCGTGGTCGCGCCGTTGGAGTTGGTGATCGCCCCCTTCCACGTCGACGGATCTCCGCCGTCGGCGTTGGTGTTGTACGCGCCGGCGTAGAAGAAGAAGGACGCCTGCCCGCTGCCGAGCGCCCACGGGCCGTCGGTGCGCAGCACGCACACGGCGCTGTCGACTGTCTCGGTTGTGTCGACGCGAAGCTGCCCGAGCTGCACGTTGTCCTGCACCTCTCCAACCCATCCGACCACCTGTTCGGCGGTGTACCTGATGCCCGGCGAGCCCCACCACAGTTCGGACGATGCCTGGAACCCGGTGTTCCACTCGCTGTCCACGCACTTGGCGGTCGCCCAGCCGCTGGTGTCGAAGTTGTCCGACGCGCCCAGCTCGAGGCGGCACGCCCGACGCGCCCAGGCTCGCTCGCCCCCGTCCGTCGGGATGGCCGAGTTCTGCACGACGCCGGCGCTCAGAAAGCGCCGCACGTTCGCTTGCCGCGAGCGCAGCGTCGCCAGCGACACCGTCGTGATGTGCTGAGGGAGGGCGGCGATCTTGCGGTCGATGAACAGACGCGCGACCGCAATCTGCGACAACTGCTTCGCCGGGTGCCCCACCGAATGGTGGATCTGGATGATCCCGGGAGGGTCGGGCTGGAACAGCTGACCGAGTTGCTGCCCCTCATTGAAGGTGACGATGTGCCCCCATCCCTGCGCCAGCGCGATCGTGGCATTGACCCAGGTCGCCTCGTAGTTGTCCGGCGATGCGTCCCTGTAGTCCCCGCACTCGTTGATCCCGCACCCAACGTTGCGCGGGTGGTGACCGGACTTCTGCCACATCTCCAAGCCGTCGCGCGCGGCTTGGTTGTAGCTGTCGTTCGGGGCGCGGCCGTCGATCCACCGGCGCGCCACCTTGTAGGGGCGGAAGATCGTGTCGATGGTGCTGCCACTGAGTGCTTGCAGCTGAAGCACGCGCTTGTAGTGGTGCACCGTGCAGATGACGTTGGGCCGATTCAGCCGCATCGTCACGTCGTTCATCCAGTAGTCCGCGGTCCCGACGCAGACGACCGCGTCGGGCGAGTCGGAGCGCACCCAGTCGATGATGCCCTGCACCAATGCCAGGTCGGTGTCGGCCTGGAACTGCCTCCACCTGTCCTGATCGGTGCCGGTGAAGCCGGCCTGCTCGGTGGTCAGCGGGAACCGGTTGTTCGGCGGTTGTGCGCCGCTGAAGTTGTTCGAGTAGTAGTCCCGAATGACCTGAAACAGCTCGGCCTGATGCACGACGTAGCCGGCCACGCCGTTGACGATGTTGTCGAAGCCGCCCTGGTAGGTGCAGGTGTAGCTGAAGGCCTGCTCGTTGTCGAACTCGACAATGACGTTCGGGAGTTGGTGAACCTTGATGCCGGCCGGGAAACCCTCAGGCACGACGGTCAGGACGCGTTTGAACTGGATCTCCAGCCACGCCAACCGACGCGCACGCCGGGTCGGCAGGGCGTCCATGCTGTATCCGCTCGGCGTCTCCTGCCCAGAGACTTGGCCATTGCGCTCGTATGGCGACGTGTAGCTGTTGCAGCTGATCTTGAGGAACAGTCCCTGGTCCGTCGCGTAGGCGATCAGCTTGTCGAACTGCACGAGCGCCAGCTCCACCAGCGACATGCCGCCATCGGTCGCGTCTTCGCTGCGCGCGCCCCAGTTGGTCGTCGTGCTTTCGAGCCACCTGCGCCCCGGCGCGAGGAAGATCCGGATGAAGTTCTGCCCGGACGCGACGACGCGATCGACGAAGTCGTAGATGTCTTGGTCGGACTTCTGGTAGGTGGCGTGCTCCTGAATCGTCGGGCCGTAGAGATTGATGATCTCGTTGCCCCAGACGAACCGGCCTTCCGAGTCGACGCGCAGTCGCTTGCCGCGATGGTCCCGGAACGGCTGGCGCCCGCCGCCGAACTGCGTGCGGACGCTGAATCGATAGTCGACGACCTGCATTCCCGGCGGGGGGCGTCAGTTGGCCGAACGCAGCAGCACGCGCGGCGTTGCCGCGCCACTCCACGCGGCCGCGGCGTCATAGACGACGGCCGCGCCGGCCGCCGGCAACGCCCCGAGCGCCGCCCACGTCTGGCACGTGTTCCACGGCGGCGACACGGCGGCGTTCGGCACGCCACCCGTCAACTGCGCCGCCATGCCGCGCTCGCTGTTCGAGCTGCTGATAACCTGCACCGGCGGATTGGCACCCTGCAGGTCGTGCACGACGCAGATCTTGAACGCCGGCGGCAACCAGATCGGCGAGCCCAGGATCGTCTCGCGCGTCGTCGCGGCCGTTTCGTCGGCCAGTACCAGCGAACCGGTGCCGGCGATGCAGTACAGCGAGCCGGCGCCAGGCGGCACGCGCCGGGTCACGGGGTCGATGGCCCAGATGATGTAGCGGTACGCGTCGGAGCCGGTTCCGACCGCCCCCGGCACGTTCGCGCCGATGGTGGTCTCCAGGCAGATCTGCAGGCCGTCGACCCGCTCCCACC